GTAATACGAAATTGTAAAAGTCAAATCGTATTAACTTCTAATAATGAGAAAGGTGTTCCAACTGAAATTAAGAATTGTTGTAAGATTAGAAGGGCAGGGACTAAAGCATATGCGTTAGAAGAAATAAAAAAGATAGCACCAAGAAGCCAACCACCACACAAAATAGAATTGAGTGTGTTCGAGTTGGTAGGTGATTATCTTAAGAACACTAACCGCAAAGAAGTGCTTAAGAATTTAAAATTCAATAAACCTGCTGATGTGCAAATAATGACTTGGTTAGGATTAAATCTTAATCCGAATAAGTTAGTATTTATAGATGGTAGAGTAAAAAGAAGATGGTCTTCTAATTACTTTTATGAGTTATTAGCATACGCACATGATGGAAGAATATACTCAAAGATTAATTATCCTAAAAGGGGTAGTTATTCTAAAGTGCCTACTATTCTTAGGAAATTAAGAATAAAACCAAATCAGGGCTATTTACTGCCTCAATTATTAAAAGATAATGAGTTTGCTGAGTGGGCAAAAAAGAGATTGAAAAGTGAAGAAACGAGAGTATTAGGAATGAAGGATAGGGCAAGACCTAGAAACGCTCCTATAACTCCAAACAGAACCTTAAAATTAGATAGGTGGTTTTAAAATGTTATGGACAGAAAAATACAGACCAAAGAATATACACGAATTAATAGGGCAAGAGATATTTAAACTCGATGCCGAGAACTGGATAGAAATAAAAGATATGCCGAATACATTATTGTATGGGCAAGCGGGAGTGGGTAAAACTGCCGCCGCAGGTATCTTAGCGAATGAAATGTTAAAGTCTGAAATGGACTCTAATTACTTTGAAATAAATGCTAGTGATGATAGGCGACTCGAAGTAGTTAGGACTACCATTAAAGATATAGCACAGCAGAAAGCAATTGGTGATGTTCCATTCAAAATCATATTACTTGATGAAATGGATGGAATGACTACAGATGCTCAGAATGCTTTAAAGAGAGTTATGGAAAGATATTCTTCTAATGTTAGATTTATTATTACTGCTAACGATAGAAGTAAAATCATTTATCCTTTGCAATCTAGGTGCGCTAACTATTTCTTTACTAAATTAGATAGCGCCACAATTTCAACTTTATTGAAGACGATTTTATCAAGGGAAGATATTTCACATCCTTCCGATGTTGATTTGGGTCAGTTTATAAGTCACTACAACGGTGATGTTCGCAGAACAATAACGGAATTGCAAGCCGCACTTGCAAGTGGTACAAGTTTGAAAAGACAGGTGAATAAAAGTTTAGAGAGATACGATGATATTTTACAACTGTTAGAAAATGATAACCACAGGAAAGCACTAGAGGAATTACATAATGCACTTTATTCAGGAAAAACTGTCAAAGATATATGTTATGGATTACATGAAGTTATTGTTAAAAGCGATATAAATGACGATTCAAAATACAAATATTTGAGAACAGTAGGTGAAGCAGAGTGGAGAGGAAATTCAATGACCCCAAGAGTATTAATTTCTTGGTTGGTCGCACAATTAAAATAATAATCCAAACGGATAATAAATCTAGTCTGTAGACTAGTAAAAAAAATAAAAAAAAATAAAAAGAGGAATATATATGAAAGAAGAAATGAAAAATGAAATAGAAAAATATGCTGAAAAGTTAGGCGTGACTGTTGAAGAAGCACAAGCGGATTTCGACAATATTGTTGCGAAGCACAGTTTAGACTTAGAAGATGAAAACGGTTTTAAAATCGCTAGAAGTCTTTTTAGGTCTAAGTTTGGGCAACAAGTTGCTATAAAGAAAAAAGAAGAAAGTGGAGAAAGTAAAGAGTTCACAGGAACTACTTTTACTAAAACCGCTTCTGGATTCTTTTATGCTGTTGAAGATGCTAGAGACTGGGAAGAAAGAAATAGAACTAATCTAAAGGCTGAATACCAAAGAGATTCAACTGCTAGTTTAAATGCAGGTAGTATTGCTGTTGCTGTTCAACTATCAGATGGGAGATATGAAGTAACTAGGTTTGCTAATGATGAATTGGCTACTAAAGTTTTAGAGAAAATACCTGATAGTGCTATGGCGGTTGATGATGATAAATGGATAATCCCAATTGATTCAAGAAAAGCATGGGGAAGTGGTCAAGCAAATCCTAATTATGGGAAGCCATTACCTGCTCAAAATTGGTCAAGAAGATTATTCTTTGTAGGTAAATTAGATGAAGATGGAGAATACCAAAAATATCAACTAAGAATGAACGGAGAGCAATGTAAAGATTTTGCTCCTAATACATTTAGTTGGTGTTCATTTACTTGTGTGCCTAATTCAAACAATGCCCAATTTTTAAGCGCAAGAAAAGATGGAAGCACTGTATCATCATTAGCGTATTTAGATTCTGATGAAGAAATGATTACGGTAATTCAATCCCAATTGGGTGATAATATATCTGAATTAGTTGCGTTAGATGCATTCCATTCTGATAATTCACATAAAGCATCACATGAAAGAATTATGATTACGGACGGAAATGTTACAGGTATGAATTTACAACAAACCGCTAATGGTAATCACACATTATTCCTTAGTGACTTAAATGTTGACTATGATTATGATGGGGCTTCTAATGCAGTGCCTTGTTGGGTTCCAAATTATATTGATATTGATTTTGGTATTGGTAGTAATGTAATTGTTTGTGGCAGAACATCACAAGGAACTAATAAAGAAACAGGTGAATTAAGAAATGTTTCAATTAATGTTTTAGGACTGTTTGTAATTGATAGACATGGAAGCGCAGAAGTAGTTGAAGCACCAATGGAGGATAACTTTGATTGGTTTTAGATAGATAAACTCATGGAGGGTTTTCCAAATAATAATGAAGCGGGTTACGTTTCCCGACTTCATTTCCCTCCTACGTTTATTTATTAAGGAGAGATTATTATGAGTTTAAAAACAATGAGCAAACCAAAACAGCAATACGCTGTTGGCCCAGAGGTTCAAAAAGAACTTCAATACCAACAGTGGAGGAAATTAACAACCGAAGCAAGAAAGGCGCAATTAAAAAGAAAGCATTCCTTTATGGTCTTATCAATTGAAGGTAAGGCTAAACAAGGTAAGTCTGGATTAGGTCTTGATTTAAGAACTGATAAAGAAATCAAAGATGGTGCTATATTACGTTTCTTAGATTTTGATGATGGTGCAGAAGTAACATGGAAAACATGTTGGGATTCAGACCCTAATATCTATGTTTATTGTCCTAATCATTACAACTCTGATGGAACAGAAAACTATGCTTTAACTATGCAAAATTCATTAAATTTTATTAGAGAAACAGAAGAAATGATTGCTGATAAAAATACTAATGTTAGAGCATTTGTTATGGATGGTATGGATAAATGGAATGATTGTGCTACAAATAAACTTCGTTATGAAATCAATAAAGGCGATAGAAAGAAAATGACTAACCCTATTTCCCCAACAGCATACGGGGCTAGAAATATTGACCATAATGAAGTGTTTATTAGCGCTTTAAGATTACAATGTGATAAAGTATTCATCACTCATCTTAAGGCTACTTTTAGCGACCATATGAATCCTACACCGACTGGATTTGTTGCTAATTGGAATAAAGATGTTCCCGATAAAATGATGCAAATGATTACGATTCGGGATGAATCTGTAGGTAACAATACTAAATATGTTGCAAGGTTAAAAGCAAGTAAAACTAACCCTAATATGGTTGGTAAAACTTGGACTATCTTTGAGTCTAACTCTAAAGAAGCCAAATGGAATGGTATTCCCGACCTAAAAAACAGGGGAATTTAAACTCGCAAGAGTGAGGTTTACTAAGTAAAAATGACATAACGGTACGGTGTGTTTCGGCATATTAGTAAGGGGTCAGAGGTGGTCCTGTCATTCCTCATTAGCGAGAGCAAGGTGATTAAAATGCAAATAGAAGTTAAAAAGAAAAATATTATAGAAGCATTGAAAAATGTAGAATTAAAAGGGAAATGGGCCAGCACTGGAGGATTATCTTCAAAGTCTTTGGGTAACTATATTCATTTCCAAATGCAAGATAACAATTTATTATTAGTCAATTCAGATGAATCTACTACTGTTATTAAATCTGTATCTGTAGATACGGACGATGAAGGTTCTTTCGTATTAGAAATTGATACACTTAAAAAGTATCTATCTAAGATGAATGAAGATATAACTTTAATAGTTGGAGATACCGTTCAAATGATTTCAGATGGTAAAAGAGCCACAATGCCTATTGTGGTTCATCATCCATTTGAAGGCAGAATTAATAGACTTATTGAAAGATGGCCGTTAAATTTTGATGGTGATTTAGAAGAAGTAGTGAAGATAGGAGTTATAGATGTAAGGTGTGGTATTCAAGTAACTGGGGAAGAATTTCATAATGCTATAGATGCTTGTGAGATATTAAATAATGGAATATATAAATTAGATTTTTTTGAACCAGACGATGTAAGTAATGCTAAATTTATTGTATCTTCTTCGGCTACTGTTTCCTCTTATAGAGAAGAAATGGAATTTAGTAATTCAGTAGGGGAATCATCCACTGTTGTATTTAGTGGGCCACTACATAAGTTCTTTAACAAGGATGAAATAATAAATATATTTATTGGGGATAACCAACCTATCATAATGGTTACAGAACATAGCGCATTAATTAGAGCGCCAAGATTGGGGATTTAATATGAGTAAAGTAGATACAGAAGCAATAGTTCTATACGCATTAGAAAAAGAAATGAAATTACAGAAGGAAGTTAGATTTTATCAGTGGCTTTACTTAACTCAAACTTTACTCATAATAATTGTAATAGTAAACGGGGTGCTTTTTTGATAATAACATGGATAGATAAAGATAAGTCGATTAAGATAAGATGGAGAGATGAAAATAGAGAGAGAAAAGAAAAGGTTATCTCTAATTTCAAACCCTATTTCTTTATCCGTTCTATTGATAATCAACCCGCTACTTACAAGACTAAACATTATATGGTCGGTAGTAAACCTGTAGACCAAACTGGATTCTATGAATATAAGAAAGGTGAATGGAGAAACCTAGAAGGTTATAACTTAACTAAAGTTTTCTATACTCACCCTAAAGATATGAGGGACGCAAGGAAATCATTTAAAGAAACATGGGAGGGAGATGTACCAATACTTAGAAGATATTGTGTAGATGAATTAGATAATGTTCCTGAATATGAATTAAGAAAATGGTATTGGGATATGGAATGGTTGCCCGATAAACATGAACACGCAGGGGCTATTACTGCTATTGCAGTATATGATAGTTATACTAATGGGTCTAAGTTATACACATGGTTTCCTGATGAATATAAACACCAAACAATAGAAGAAGCATTTGATATTCAAAGGGGTACTATTGATGAATTAAACATTTTTATTTCAGAAAAAGAAATGCTTGAAGCCTTTGTAAAAGATATGCAAGAGCAAGACCCTGATATGTTAGTAGCATGGTGGGGATTAAAGTCTGATGTTCCTAAACTAATTGAAAGATTATTTGAGAATGGTATAGACCCTAGAAAATTATCTCCATATAAAGAAGTTAAGAATGTAGGGTTTAATTCTCTAGGTAAAATAAATAACTTTAGTCCAATTGAACAACCAATTAAAGGGAGACTATGTTTGAATTTAGATTTAGCATTTGAAAGGCAATGGATGGATTCACAAAGGGGAACTTTACCTAGTGCTTCATTAGATTATTGTGCTAGTGTTTCTGTTGGTGAAACTAAGAAGAAAGATTCTAAGTTCACAGATAGAAATGAATTCTTTATGAAAGCATGGTTAGAAGACACTCAAAATTATTTAGAGTATTGTTTACAGGATGCAGAATTACTCTATAAGATAGATGAAGAAATGGGATTGAGTGAAGGGGTATTAGCAATTCAAAGGATTGTTAAAGCACCTTTCGAAGATTGTTTTTTCGTATCTCACATGGGTAGCACATATTTCATGCGTAATGCATATTGGAAAGCACCAACTGGTGAATACGGAGATAAAGAAAAATATGATGGGGCTTTGATTTATAATCCACTAGATGAAGAAACTAATGGATTACATCTTAATGTAGCGGCCTTTGACTTTGCCTCTTTGTACCCGTCATGTATCTTGGCTAGGAACATTTCATTCGAAACTAAATCAGAAACTCCAACAGAATTTGCAGTTAATCTAAAAATTCCAAGAGACTTTTCTGATGTAACTCAAGAGGATTGGAGATATTATAAGACAGATAAATTAGGATTAGTTCCTAATATGATTGCTACATTAAAACCATTAAGAAAAGAATACAAATTAAAAATGTTAGAAGCATTACAAAATGGAAACAAGAAAGAATATGTTAAGTGGAATTCAATGCAAATGGCTACTAAAAGATTGTTAGCCAGTGTATATGGATTCCTTGCGCTTAGAAGTTCAGGTTGGTATGATATAGATTTAGCCGCCAGTATTACTGCTAGTGCTAGAGAAGCAATTAGAGAAGCGGCATTTAAAGTGAGGGA